CTACGCTTTATCCATTATTAACTTATAAGTGGAGAATGCTCTGATTCCTCTAATGTTATCTCCATGTTGGTTAATAAGAATACCCTCAGTACCTGAGGAATAACCTATCATATCTATGTAATCGTTAATCCCTTTCTGAGTGGGAACTAGAGAATATTTATCTAACTCCGTGATGAAATACACGAATTCTTTGAAGAGAGGATGAAACTTACAATTTTCCAAAATAGATATAGTTCTTATGGCATAATAGTCTCTACCTATTATACCGAAATCCTCAAAATTCGACCAACGCTCCTGGAATATTATTCTATTTAAAGCGCGATAAATAGGATAAACTCCGCCAATTCTACCATCTACCATCTCATCATAATGGTAGAGACATTGCAAATAGATTAGATATCTATTTGACTCTGAACTCTTATCTGGATTGACCTTTAGCCCATACTTTTTAAAAGAAGAGTATAGGCTGACAATCTTTTCGTCAGGTATAGCATAAACACCATCATCTCCTTGAATTTGAAGTAGTTCGTCTTCAACAACACCAGAAGATTTAGCTATTTGATACTGAACGATGGAATCAACCTCATTAGTGAAAGTTGAACCAGAAGGCACACCATGATTACCCGAAATTACACCTTCGGGTGTAACCAACGATATAGATGAGAATCTTTCATTTATATAGTCAATTTCTTTATGATGTTTCGATTGATACAAAGATTTTATGTATTCAAAAGCCTTTCCCGTTAGATTTGGTTTAATGCTTGCGTCGTAAGCACTAAAATCTATTGAAACTAATGTTAATTTCCGTTTAACTGCATCTGAGATTAATTTAGTCAAACGTCTACTTACCTCTTCAGGCCCTAACAAAGCGGAACGCCAACCCATTCTCTTTTGATAATCTAGTAAAGGGAGGAAGAATCTCATCTCATTAAGTGTGTCCGCTGCTGGAAAGCCCCAAACACCTCTTGTTTTAGCTTGCTCCTGAGTTCTAGTGAATAGTATACAAGGATCTTTCCTCTCAAGAAGTGAATCAAACTCTGAAAGTAATCTATCTTTGATCTTTCCTTTATTGGTGTAATATGGAAGACCACTATTCGTATTATTTTTAAGAAATTTTAATGAGTTAACAAGACTTAGAGGTCTTAATGACGCTCTGTCTTTAATTGCTGGGAGGACAGCTTCAGGCGTTAAGTAATTATCATCATTGACATCAAAGCTGTCAAGAACTCCTTCTCTTCTTTCATTCCAAGGAATAGAGATTGATCTAGGACCAAACTTGGAACGTTGAGATTCTTCCAAATTTACGAGAACTTCATTTAGTTTTGACTTATTAGCCTGGAACACTTTGTCCCATTTCGCTAGAATTTCTTCAGGTTTATGTTTCTTAGAGATTGGAGTAACATAAACCTCATTATTACCAAAATAAGTGCGTTGAAGTAGTATGGATAGCCTTTCTTTAACGTCTTGGTCTAAATTTAGGTCTTCTAAGAATTTAAAATTTGGGTACGCATCACTTCTTCCTTTCATAATTTACTCCTCGTTTATTTGATATATACTACATAAAACCTACTTCTTCCCTTTAAATTTATTTTTATTAGGCCTTCTTCTTCTAGGTGAAGATTTTGAGCCTCTAACATCATTTGAACCTGAGTTCCTTCCTATATCTTCTATTGAAAGGAGCCACTCAATTAAGGCAAATGACGACTCTCTAACTGTTTCACTAGTAACGTTAAGACAAACTTCCGTTCCAAAACGTTGACAACCAGCTGATTCGCAATCCACTTCAATACCATATACGTAAGTTTCTCCCCTAGAAGAGTTAACTTTATGAATACCGTACACAGGGAAGAGTTCAGGAACATTCCAATCTTCGTCAGCGAAATACGAAAACCTATTAAAGAAAACAGGTTTTGCAGGGTCACTACCAAGATTTTCAACAGCAGGTAACATTAAACCCGGAAGCCAACTCTTTTTAGTATGGTCCCAACCAGTGAATAATCCAAATATTCCACCATCAAGTATATCAGCGTATGAATTATATAAATAGTAACTATTAATAATATGTTTCTTATCATCTAACTCATCATATAGACCAGGACCCGTAAAGTTATGCTCTTTACATGAATACTGATAGGGAAGATTAGCAAACAAAGTTGTAAACTGAGGATCATGAACCGGAATGGGAGGGCAACTAAATAGAGAATCATTAACCCAAGAAGGACAAGCTCTAGAAAACATAGAATAAATCTCCTTATTAATCGGAGTTGAGAGTGCTTCAATACAGTCTCCAACTACGTCCTTAGGAAGATATTTAATTGTATGATTAGATTGATTCTGAATTATAAAATTTACAGGGCAAATTTTAATTATAGAAGAACCAGGTAAAGAACTTGACTTGAAGTTCTGATTTATATAAAACATTAGCTCCATAAGTTTAGGGGGTATTGGAATGTTAATCAACATTCTCTGAAGTATATAAATATCATTTAACTCTTCAGCACTTATAATAGATCTAAGATATAACATACCTTCATTTCTATTGTGCAACCCATCAGAGTAAGACAGTATAGAGGCAAGCCAGTAATAAACTTGAAGTGAGGAAGCAATCGCATTTAAAGAATTGATTAAATTTTCAGAAGTCAGAATTTTAGTATTAATATTAAAACTAACTGCTTTCTGAAGAGCTGAGGAATAAGCTAGAGTAATGAAAGATTCCATGTATCTATTTATCTTAGCGTCATTCTTGGTGAAAAGAAATCTAGCACAAGTTAAATGTAAAGGAAATCTCACTGAATTAGCATCAAGATAAACCGAAGAATAAGTATTAGGTTTTATGTTGGTATTCCAACGTATCTCAACAGGTTTAGTGTTGTAGTTTAGACGTTGAACGTCGAAAGGATTCGACTTTGTACCACCACCACCTGCTCCACCAGGGCCTTTAGGTCCCTGTCCTCCATCATCGCTAAAAGGTTCAGGTTTAATAGTACCACCAGTGGCCTTTGAAATCTCTTCAAAAACAGATTTTGTTGCATTAGCTGCAGCAGAAATACCTTCTTTGAATTCATTGGGTTTACCAGCAATGGTGGCAGCTAAACCGATAGCTGAAGTGAAAGCTCCAATAGCTTGATTGACGTTTACACTAACTTTTCTTGTACCAGGTAGACTTGGGATAAAGTTAAGTTTTGTCTCTCTAATCTGTTTGGCTATGACTGAGAAATCATTCTCATATTCTTCCCTACTCATTACACGTTCTTCTTCAACGTTGTGTTGATTACACAGTGATAGGTAATCTTCGTAGCTGGGGAATTCATTAGCATTTTGATTCATAATTTTATTCCTTATTTTCTTAAGCAAAAGTAATGTTACATAGAGTAACAACATCTGGTTAACACGTAGGATTAGTTTCATTTTAAGACCTTTAATTTCAAGGTAAAATGACCATATAGGTTTAAAGGTCATTAGAA